AGCAGGAATGTTACAATTCAAACCAACAGCAATGCCTGAACATTCGTTAATAAAGAAATTTGGCAAACGTGTTGTCAATACAATCGGTTCTTTAAATTCACCTGTATAGTTTGGAATGTAATCTGCAACATCCATACATTCCAACATTTTCATACCGATTTGAGAAATTTTTGCTTCTGTATATCTGTCAGCAGCAGGTCCGTCTGTCAATGAACCCCAGTTACCTTGTCCGGTGGATTACTGGATATTCACTTGTTGCCATTGTTACTAGAGAACCATAAGCAGAACCGTGTGGGTGGTATTTGCCCATACAATCACCAGTAATTCGTGCTGACTTAACAGTCTTGTTATCCCAAGTTGCTTTCAATTCTTTGGCTGTCCACATTAGTCTTCTCTGTGCAGGTTTTAAACCATCACGATAGTCAGCCAATGCTCTATCTTCCAAAACATCCAAACCATAAACTTCCATATTCTTATGGAGCATCTGGTCGGTGCCTAAGGTTTTTCCGTCTGTTTCGTTTTCAAAAAAATTGTCTATATTGCTTTGTTTTTTCATATTATCTCGCTTATATTACATTTGTTTGGAATGTATTTATAATCAAAAATCTTTACTCAACTTTTTCTCTTTATTCTCAAGTTCTTCTTTCTTGTGTAACAGAATTGCTTTATCTATAATTGTCTTCTGCAAATCACACCAGTTTCTAAAATTTTCTAAACTTGAAAAACCTTTACAGTCATCTCTATCTACAAATTCCGATGATTCATTTGAAGTAAAACTTTCTTTTCCATTAGGAAATAAAGTATAAGAAATCGTATTATACTTTATCATATTACATCCATACAAAGGAATAAATGCGACCCTTGGGCTTGGTCTTCGTTTGCAAGGATTGTTCAATACAAATGTATTAAACTTTGGGTCTTTGTTTGTGTTATTAAAACCAAATTCCCTTAAAATATCTTCTAGCTGTGGTTGTAATTCATTCCAATTCATACCACAAATATAAAAAGAAATCCCACTTTGTGTGGGATTTTTTATTTTTTGAAACTGCTAGAAATCTTCTTTCATTTTATTAAGTTTAATTCTTTCTTTTAGTTTGTTCACATACAAATTTAAAGGAGTTAATCTTTAGGTTGTTGAGAGAAATGAGCATTAGAAGTCCTCCGACATATTTTTGAATTTTGTTACCTGTTTTGTGAGTTTTTCAGCTCTAATAGCTGCTTTTGCATTGTTCGCTAAAATTTCTTTGATCTGGGAAATCGTCAAGCGTTCTTTAGTTAAATCGTAAACTTTTACCCCATATCTGTTTTCAAAATTTTTGCAATTTTCTATTGTAACTTCTTCTGTGAGAAGTGCGGAAAAATCATAGAGAGTAGCTTCATATCGGCTATACATAAAAATTGTTTTGTTCGCCAAAAAGCTATTTTCAGCCCATCTGTAAGACCAAACTCGGTTAAGAACATCACCAGTAGAAAAATCAACATTCGTTTTTTCGTCAAAGAACGCAGAGTAAACTTTCATTTCGTTTACAATCGTTGCAAAATTAAATACACTCGGGAAGTTTTTCATACTATTATATATTGAGTTTAGTTGTTAAAAATCTTTTCGGGCATTTTTAAGTTTGCCCTGTTCAAATTGTTCAATAAACAAATGTTCAGGATTTACATCTCTGTTGGTATTCAGCGTAAAACCATTTTCCGCAAAAACTGATTTTAAATGTTCCAAACCATTGCTGGTTAGTCGCATTTTCCAAGACTTCGGAATTCGCTCAACATAACCATTCTGTTTTAGCGAAGCCCATACTTGAGACTGACTAGAACAAAAACCAATCTTTGCTATGATTTCTTCTTTTGTCAAACCTTCCGGGTGGCAAGCGAGAACTTCACAAACCAAAGACCAAAAAGTGCGTTCCTGTGTGAATAGTTGACGATTTTCCGAAAAGCGTTGAGTGGTCTTTCGGAACATTTTATCGCATTTAATGACATAATAATCGTGCATTTTTTAGTCCTGGTTAATTAAATGTGTTCGTTCATTCCATCCACAATTTTTTCAATAGCAGCCTGAACATTCAGGCCAGAGCAATCAACAATGGTGCCGCCCATGTGGTCAGACCAAGGAGAACCTTCACTGTCAAAACCAACCATAATTTCTTCAACCATCATCTGGTGAGTTTTAGATGGACGAACAGAAATAACAGAAGCATTGATGCAGTTATACGAACCCTGCTTTTCGCTGCGGATAGTAACAACCAATTCATTAGTGCGGATTTCACAATGAATTCGGTCAATAATCTTCTTGTTTGCAGTGCCGAAAGCGATAATGAGTTTTTCGTAGAATTTGGAAAGTGTGTTTGCCATAGTGTTACCTCTTTATTTCTTTTACACCATATAATATAGTATATTTAAACTGCGTTGTCAATGGTTTTTGTATATTTTTATGTAAAACTTCGTTTACATACATTCCTTATATTCTTTCACAATTTCGTTAATCTTTCCACCATTGAGCAGGTCCTTGATAATTTCATTCTGGTTAGTGTTGATAAAATCGTCAAAATCAGCAGATGTTCCAAAATCGTTATTAAACCAGTGATTTTCAAGACGCTTAACAACATTCATAAAGCGGTCGCTAATAACAGCAATTTCTGTGGCATCATCAATGAGTTTGTTACCGGTGAGCGGGTTCTTCTTACCACTACCATTATTCACCAGTTTCTTGAGATGTTCAATCTTCTGCTTATCTGTCAGATTATCCCAAATCGTTTCTTCATTCTTTTTTTCTACCTTAACCACCTTATTCGGCTTGGCTACCTTATTATTCTTTTGAGCAAGATTATGGATTCGTTCCTTTGCTTCCTGAATGATAAGGTCCAGGGTTTCAATGTTGGTGTTAGTCATAATGAAATGGTTGATTTGCTGAAGATTCATAAGTTACCTCTTTGTTATCTCTTTTACATAAGTAAATATAGAAAAACCACTGACAACTGTCAATGGTTTTTTAGTAAAACTGTGTAAAATAATTGTTTACATTACTGGAAATCTTCATTCATTTTGTAAGACCTGACTAAAATATCCAACTTTTTTAATGCCAAATCTCTGTTTTCCGAAGTTTTAATATCTGTCCAGGCAGAAACTATTTTTTGAAAATCGTCTAAAAGTCGGTTTCCGTCTGAATGTAAAAAATCGTCCTTATATTCAATTTCAATTTTTTTAATATCATTATGGCTACTGACATCTATTGGCATATTAACAACAGGGTAGTCAAAAATATATTCTATTTTTACTGAAAAATATAAATTTTCAATATCATATCGTTTTATAGAATTTATCGTTAACCTTATATTTGAATTTGTATCAATATCAGCAAGGAATTTTATAAATGTAGTTGCTCTTTCTTGAAATATTGTACTAGCAACTTTATAAAATTCGTTATAGTCTTTTTCTAATTTGTTAATAGTCATATTCATAATATAGAAAAATCTAGGGCATCCGCTCCCTAGATTTTATTTTTTCGTATATGGAAATACTGTTATTTACTAATTCCAAGTAATTCTTTACGGAACGCAGTATCTTCACCCATAGTATTTTCACAAGCTTTTTCAACCAAGTCATTCCACTGTAATTGAATCAACTTACGAGAATTTGGATTTAGACAAAGTTCGGATAATTGTTCCGCATTAGCTTCTCCCCAACCCTTCAAACGAGAGACTGTGTAGTCAGTACATTTGAGTGCCTTCATTTTCTTGTCAACTTCTGCACGGGTCATACCAAATGCTTTTGCCTTAGCACCTGTAGCAATAAACAATGGGGCATCAATTATATACAAGTGTCCGTTCTTAATCAAATCAGGCATATAGTTAATAAAGAAACTTGTACACAAATTACAAATATGGAAACCATCCGGGTCCACATCAGCTAACAAAATGACTTTACCAAATCTCAATTTGCTTTCGTCATAATCGTCCTGAATACCACAACCTAGAGCAGCAACCAAGTCTTTAATCTCTCTATTACCTTCGCATTTAGCTTCGCCCTTCTTTGTTGGTTTACCAAACAATTCTTCAGGAGTTGCTTTAGCTGCGTTAATAATCTTACCGCGGATTTTCAATTCTCCCTGGAATGACTCACGGGCCTGTTTAAAGTGACCGCCAGCAGAATCACCTTCCACAATGAACATTTCCAAATCTTTAGGGTTCTTGTGCTTTCTTCTGTCTGCGTCCAAGAATTTATCACTAATGTAACGAGAACCAGCATTTAAAGTCTTTAGACCCTTCAACAAATCCTTAGAAGCTTTCATTTTCTCTTTTTGTTCAAGCATCTTTTCCGCATAAGTAACAATTCTGTTCAATAGTTCCTTATTCTTTTTAAAGAATTTAGAAAGTGGTGGAGTCAACTTTTCAATGATTTCTTTTTCTACTGGAGTATTAGTTAATTCGTTCTTTGTCTGACCCTGATATTGTGGTTCAGCCATTTTGTGGTGAATAGCACCGACAATACCTTCCATAATATCGTCATTGAGAATTTTCTTTTTAGAATTATCCTTGATTACATTACAAATTGCTTTCTTTAAGCCATTCAAATGAGTACCGCCAAGGTTCGTGTAGCAAACATTAACGAAACTTCTAAATGAGTTGCCATCTTTCTTTGTGAAATTCAAAGCAACTTCTGTGTAATCATCTGAGAATGTAAACAAGTCAGCATTTTCGTCTCCGTCAGGACAAACAAGTTCTTCAAGTCCCTTTTCGGAATAAAATTCTGCTTCTTCGCCATCAATGTTTGTGTGAATATGTAAACCAGGGCACAAATACTGAATATCTTTAATTTCTCGTTTTAAACGAGGTAAATCCAAGTCAATAGAATCAGTAAAAATTGTTTCGTCAGGAATCCAAGTTACAATGGTTCCTTTCTTCTTAATGAGTTTCTTATATTCTTCAGGTATTCTACAACGTGTTACATCACTTGTAGCAATTCCCTTTTCAAATGTTTGTGTGTACCACCAGTTATCTGTACTGTTATTAGACCAAACCTGTAATGTTTTAGAAAGAGCTGCAATAGCCTTTTGTCCGATACCATTCAAGCCTGATGAAGTAGCATAATTCTGTTTGTCAAACTTACCACCTGCGTGTAATTGAGTGAATACAAGTGTGAGTGAGTCCATTTGGGCTTTTTCATTCCAACCAACTGGAATACCTCTACCATTGTCAATTACTGTAATTCGCTTTGTTTTAGAATCATAGAAAACATAAATTTGTTTGTTATAGCCTGCCAAGTACTCATCTATTGAGTTGTCAAGGGCTTCCCTAAAAAGTCTATACAAACCATCAGATGGATTTCCACTTACTGCACCAATGTACATTCCGTGGACGCTTACGAACTGTTTCTAGGCCTTTCAAAAAATCTATGCTATCCGCACCATAATTATGTTCTGCCATTACTTATCTCCTTTAAATGTAAACATTACTAATGTTTCGTCTGTTTTTGGATCTGTTTTTATTGATTTGACTACAAATGCAGAATCAAGTTTATTAAACACAGCTTGCCAAGCATCAGGATTTTTCTGTATGTACTGAAGAACTTCTTCTCCAAATCTACTATACAATCTTGACTGACCAGGCGTACATTCTGCATCATCTATTATTGTCATTTTATTTTTTACGATTTTTAACTTTATCATAACATTCCTATTTATAACTAAAAATTTCCAATTAAAATATAGAAAAAAGGACCAATTAGTGAATGGTCCTTATTAAAATTTATTTTGTATGGAACTTATTTGTTATACAGTTTGAATGCCTGTATTACCATTTCATACTGTGGATAACGAAGCATTAGTCCTTCTCTTAAATCGTTCCAAATGTCGCCAATACCATTATACCACATTACAAACCACCATAAGTTTGAAGTACCATAAATGTTTTGAGAAATAATGTCTGGTCTACCGACTTCGTAATAGTGAACCATATAAGATTTAGTTTCTCCGAAATCATAATTTCCAAAGTTAATACTTCCCAAATCATACTCAAGGAAACCTTCAGTATCTTCTTCTTTTAAATAATTTGGTCTGTATGTTATGTTGTTCATATATTAAATCCAAGCCCAATCGTTATCCCAAATATACTCCAATACTTCTTTTATTGTATCGCAATTCTCTACTTCACCATTACCATCAGTACAAATATATTTCTTTGTTCTATCATCATAAACTATATTGCCGTCGCCAAATATAACCTTGTTACAATTTATACGAACTTGAATACCGTAGTTTTTATATTTCTTTAATGTGTTATACAAAGCATCAGTTCCTGGTTTCCATACTGGAGTGTTAATTCCATAGTTCTTTTCTATGAGAAAACCATTCTGATTTAATATATTTTCTGCTTCTTTTAATTCCATATAAACTCCTGGTTATTTACTTAAATTTAATCTAGTTGAAATTCTTGTATTATATTTATCCAAATCTATTGAGTATCTTGAAACGTCATCTTTATGACCAATAACCCAATAATTTGTATTATTATATTTTCTTAAAACAGCATCTTTCGTAATTAATAATCTTATAATTGGTGTATTTAGTTTTTCTATTTTATCATCTTTAATTAAATTACCATTTTTTATTATAAATTCAATTTTATTATTTGAATTTATAAATACAATTTTATTTGCTTCATTTCTCCAATCACCAATTACAGGATTTTCATAATAACATATAACTTGATTACCAGTTCTAAATTTTGTTATTGTTTTGGCTGTATTATCTGTATATAGAATTTCGTATTTTGTATAATCTGAACCATCTATTTTTCTTATTAAATCCCCAGATTTATTTTGTTCAAATCCTGTTGGCAATTTTTCATTTTGTACTTGTTCGGCTTGTTTTTCATATTTTCCTATATCATTATCCGATATAGCATTAGCATTACCTACAAGTGAACCTAAAGCCAAAGCACCAATACCAAGAGCACGGCCCAACTTTCCCTCGTCTAATAGTTCGTAACCATTGTCATTTAAAATCTTTTCTGCTTCATCTAATCTCATTGTTACCTAATTTTAAAATCTTTAAGATTTATGCCCAAATTTGAAACAAAATCAATATAGTAATCACAATTATTTATAATAACTACATTATTTCGTTTTATACACTCATATTTTTCTTTATTTTTACCTACACCATTTATCAACATATCCATAAATGGTTTTGATTTTATCTCAACTAATTGTCCTTCAACAGAAAAATCTGGAAAATAATAATGGTCTTTTTTATCAAATTCACTATAATACTTTATTCTACAAGGCTGGTATTCAAATTTAAGATTATTATGTTCAAGCCAAATATAATATGCTAATTCCCAAGAACTGTCAAATTTTGTATTTTTATACTTATATTTACTTCTTTGTTTAGCACGAAGTTCTTTATTTTGTGCAGAATAATCACATCCATATTTTTCTCGCATAGTTAATCTAGCTTTAGTATTAACAATGTTATTAGTTAATGCACTTTTAGAACCATATTTTTTAATGTTTGTTTTTTCTTGTTTATCTTTGACTTTTTGTGATTGAGCTGGTCTTTTTGTTCCAAATTTTTTCATTGAAGTTTTAGTTACACTATCCCAATGCTCTTTACATTGTGAATGGTTTTCTACACCATATTTTTTAATCATAGTTTCTTTACATTTATCCTTGACAGATTTGAGTTGAAACATATTAATTACACCTCTTTCTGTAAATAAAATCCATTTATATGAACAAGCTTTACACATACAAGGTGTTTCTCTTATTCTTCGTATTTGTCTAATTGTTGGTTTTTGACACCAGTCACATTTAAAGAAAATTTGTTGTGACTGTTTATATTCCAATTTAATTTTATTAAAATCCTCTTCAGTTTTTACTGCTATCGGATTTAAAGAAAATCGTTTCTTTCTCATTATGTCTCCCGATTTATTTTATTGTGGTAATATATTTATAAAAAGTTAGGGCGAAGTTCACCACAAACTTCGCCCAATCGGGAGACATGACCGACTGTCCTTAAATTAGTTTAACCGAACATAGATAAACCCGTGGGGGGATTCTTTCCAGATTTGCTCTTGTGCAGCATCGTATCTTTCTTTATATGAACTATACAATGAATCCCCATTGAGCTGACCACCTCCAGCAATAGTCAAACTATACTTTCTCAAAGCATTAGTCCAAATCATACCGGCCTTACATACTACAAGTTCTTTGAACCAGTAGTCATTGAAAATCTTAAATGATTTTTGTTTCTTTACAACTTCAATCAAACCGTGAACAGGTCTTTTTGGTGTCGGCCATACAGAAAGTTCTTTTTCTTTCATATTATAACGAACCTGATAACTTTCACCCAAGTCAAATTTAACTTGTTCCAACCAAACTAATTGAGCATTAAAGTTACCCATTACATCACCGTAACTGGAATCACCATAACACATACCATTATAATTAAAGTTATTCATTCCCATCATCTGATCATATAATATGTTGTGTGGAATAGTGAATAATTCGTTAATGTTACCTAACCAGCTAGCAGTTTGAAAATCTACAACAGATTCCAATTCTTGACAAAGTTTATAATGCGTTTTACCTGGTAACAATTCCATACAAAGATAATCACGATAGTTGCCTTCACGATAATAGTATCTTTGTATGTACTGAACCATATCTCTAATAATGTCAATCAACTGGGAATCAGATATTTCAACACAAATCACAGGAGAACCAAGTTGACCTTTAATGTAAGCAATCAACTGTGGTATATTCTGTATTTCGTGGTCAGCCATAAACATATCCTGAGCACAGCAATAGTTATCTCTAGGAATATGTTTTAACTGATGTGGTGTTAATGGTGGAACAGGTGGCTTTGGACCTGGACCTGGACCTGGTTCTAGTCCTGGTTCAGGACCAACCCAAGGTGGTCTGTGTGGTTGTCCACATTTACAATCTTTCTTTTGATTTTCATTTTCACCCATTCTGTTATACCTCTAATATATTTATTAGACCACCAGATTATCTAATTTTTCATTTAATACTTTTATAGTTAAATCTTTATTATTTTTCCAGTCATATTCTTTTATTCGTATAAGATGTATTTGTTTTCTTTTAGCAAAACCATCTTTCATTTTATCTCTTTTCCAAATTTGTTCTGCACTTTCACCAGTTTGTTTAATTATATCTGTTGATTTAAATACTCTTGGATCGGCATGCCAATAAGTACCATCAACTTCAATAGCAATTCTATATTTTGGAATCCATATATCTAATTCATATCCTTCCAATTCAGTTCTATTATTTCGTACAAATTCAAAATTATAGTGGTCTTTAATATAATTTGTTATTTCTTTTTCAAGGTTTGAAGTACTGGAATCTCTATTAAAATTAACTGGATTACAAAGCACACAACAAGTCATATTACATTTATGACGATTTGAAACTAACCATCTAGTTGTAGTAAATTCTCTGTGACAATCTGGGCAAATACCTTTTACTACATTATTATGGTATTCTGTTATATAAGGAAACCAATTTTGATAATGTTTCAAAGTTTTTTCTTCTTTATGTTTTAATTCTTCTGCAGTTATACACTTTCCATTAGAAGATTTTGATTTTTTAGTTTCCAAACCTTTATTTCGCCATTCTTTTAGTTCATTCTCAGTTTTTTCATTTATAGATTTTCTAAAACTATTTAAAAATTTCTTTGTTTTATGTGAACAGGATTTACTGCAACAAGGTAAATAACCTTGAACCATATTTTTAAATATAGCAGGTTTCCCACAAACTTCGCATATTCCTTCATTTTCTTTTTTATAAAATTCATCATAGTATTTTTGTGTAGTATAATCTTTATGATTATACTGAAGATGGGAAGTCAGTGAAGTATGATTTTTTGCTTCAAATCCACAAATTTTACAAATATAAGTTAATTCCATTTTAATGTACCAAATTATTTTGTTCTAATATGTAAAGTTCTTCCAATGAAATTTCTTTACATTCACCATTTGAAGTTTGTATATTTACTTTTTCATTCCCACAAAGGCATTTATACTCTTGGTTCACAAACATTTCCCCATTATCCTGAATTTGTTTTTGAAGCCATTTTTCATCTCTTCCTTCAACTTCATACCATTGTACTTTACAAGGAATAAATGAATTTTTACCAGCAACGGCCTTAGTCCAAATGTCATAGAAGTGGTTCATTCCCTTTGGAGTTGAAATCAACATCATCATAGCGTCTTTCTTTGCAGCTTGTGTTGGGAAAACAGACTGCATAAACTTGGTTGCCATATTATCGTCAATGAAGGCAAATTCGTCAACAAGCAATAAGTCAATAGATTTACCACGAACAGATGAACTAGAACTAGCACCGCAGAAAATCTTTGTCTTATTTTCCATTGTGATTTCTCCATTGTTCCATTTTACAAGGCCCTGTTGAAGCCACATTGGTAATTCTGTATAAGCGTTCTTAATACGAAGCAAAATTTCTTCGGCCTGAGCAGCTTTGTTTGCTAGAACAGCAATGTTCTTTGATTTGTGGAAAAGTGCATACCAAAGAATATACAAAGTAGCGATAGTTGTCTTACCTGTTTGACGTCCCATCATAATAATTCTGTTATTCTTTTCAGGTATTTTCGCACAAATTACTTTTACAATCTTTTCCTGATAATCACGAAGTTTCATCTTTTCTTCACCGGCAGGACCAATGATAGTAAAGTACTTAGCGAAATGGAAAATACTGTTTCTGCACTTAATATATTCCTTAATTTCTTCTTCAGTCATTTGAACTGTTTCGCCTGCACCGCGAAGCTTTTCATTATTAAAAAACATTAAATCACCTCATCAATTCTTCAACTTTATCTTCAATTTCTTCTTGACTTGGTTTACTATGGTTATACAAATAAGCTCCATAATACCAATTTTTAAGTTCATATAGTATCGCACCAAATTGAGAACCGTGTACACCACTATCTATAATAGCATTACTCAATTTCTTATTATCTGGCAATACATTTTGTGCTAAATCAGTTAAGACTTTTCTTTCTTTATTAGAAATTGCTTCATCGTTGATTACATAATTTACTTCATTCAAAATTTCAAAATCTTTATTCGTGAAGATAGTTAATGTCTTGTTCAAGTCACCATACAAATTATTTGTAAATCCAAGAGCACCATAAACATATCTCAAAGTTTTCATTAAATCATTTTCCAATCTAAACAACTTGATACATTCAGGTAAATTGTCGCAATCGTAGAATAACAAACCAAACAAAACCTTTATGTCAGCATCTGTGTTATCCATAGCAGCATATTTTCTAGTTAACTGTTTTGCGAACTTCCAGTTGATTAACATTTCAGGGTCTATTACTTCATTCGCACCAGTTTTCATTAACAATCCAATAACATCAGCAAAAGCTTGTTTACCATATTCAGCAGTTTTCATTAGTTCAGCACCAATTCTTTCTTTTGCGATTTTATCCAAATTGCCTTTAATGTTCTTAATTCCCTGCATTGTGTCAGGGTCTATCTTCATACCAAATCTAGCTGCAAAACGCATAGCACGGATAATTCTTAATGCGTCTTCTCCAAATCTCTGATTAGAATCTCCGACTGTTCTAAGTATATTATCGTCTAAATCTTTCTCACCATTGTAATAGTCAATCAAATTACCGCGACAGTCAATTCCCATAGCATTTATTGTAAAATCTCTTCGGGCTACATCGTCCTTAAATGACTTGGTAAATTGAACAGAGTCAGGATGTCTACCGTCACTGTAATCTCCGTCAGTACGGAACTGTGTTACTTCAAAAACTTCTTTTTGCCATTTAACGAGAATAGTCCCGTGGGCTTCACCATTATTTGAAGTACATTTGAAGTTATCGTACAATTCGTCAATCGGCATATTTGTGGCAATGTCAACGTCGTGAATTTTAGGGTCTCCTTTCTGTCCATTTTTATACCAACGGACTATATCACGAACACAACCACCTACTAAATATGCTTCATATCCGAATGTTTCAATCTGTTGGCACAAATCAGTACCAACTTGAACTTCTTCATTGAATAAGGATAAATCTAGTTTCATAATGTATTTATGAAAAAGACCGCATTTTCAGCGGTCTTTTGTTAATTTATTTGTTGGAAATTTTATTACTTAACGAAATGAGAACGAATACGAGCCTGAAGGTTCTTTACAGGATTCTTTGTTCCAAATACTTCGTCAATTACTTTAAAAGCATAAGCTTTAATTTCTTTGTCATCTACTTCAAAGTCAGTATCTTTAATGATACCAGATACGAACTGTGGAGTTAAGGACTTCTTCAAGAACAAAGTCTTTGCTCTGAAATCGTCTTTGAAATCATCCCAATTATCTGTACCAACCTGACCACGAGGACCGCGAGTCAAACCTGGAACGTCTTCAATAGATTCTTCCAATGAACCATCAAGTTCATAAACTATTTCTTCAGCAGAATAGCCTTTTCTTTTAAGCATAACAATTTTATCCATATTGGCATCTACCCAAGATTTAGCACTCTTTAAGTTATAACCACGTCCAATTAGAACATCATATAGCTCAGAAATAGAACCGTATTTTTTATGGGATTCTGCCCAGCCATTATCTGGCGTAATGGATTCGTCCAAAGAACCATCTATTTCATAGACTATTTCTTCTGCATCATATCCAGTTTTATTTAAAATAACAATGTCACCCCAGTTAGCATTTACCCAAGCACTAGCACTGTCGGCATTATATCCTCTGCCAATCAAAACCTTTTTAATTTGGTTGATTAATGAACTATTGACAGATTCATTAATTTCGTCATCGGTGCACTTTCCACCTTTCTTGCCACCACAACAACCCTTTGGTTTTCTGCCGGCAACCTTTTCTTTGTGAGAGAACTTGTCGCCCTTTGGTTTAGATTTGCCTTCAGTCATATATGCTTCGTCAAACTGTTCGTCATCAAATTCAACACCATCGTCAACTGGCACATCTTCAGTTGTTTCATCTTCGCATTCGCAATTTTCGTAAGCAAGAATTTTAACAATATCTTCAACATTAACTCCCTTCTGTGAGAGTTCATCAATGCGTTCATTGTTAGCTGTCATAATGTCAGCAACTTCTTGAGCGTCAAATCCTTCGTCACCGAGACCCTGTTCAACTGCACCAAAAACGTCACTATCAAGTTGTTCGCCACCTTCATCTGGCATTGCTTCTGTATTTGTATCTACTACATCTTCATAAGCAACGCCATTTTCAAAATCTTCAGATACAATTCTGTAACCTTCGGAAAGTAACAATTCTTTAGCGGTTTGATATTTCATATTATACTCCTTAAAAATTAAATTTATTATATTTATAGTATTTATGAAAAAATGCCGAGCAATCACTCGGCATTTAATTTAATAGTAATAACCAGCTAAACTATCGTTTTCTTTGAACTTTTTAGCCATTTCTTCGTGTTTTGGCGAGTTATATGGGCATTTATCGTAATCTTCCATATCGGCTATACCATCCATTAAATACAAATTAGAATTAGTAATGTCTTCTGGGCAACCTTTAGGGAAGTGCTTTTCCAAATACTCTCTATTATCGTAATCGTCATTTCTCAACCAATCAAAGTTATCATAAGGAATACGAATACAATAAGCACCGTGTTCATTTGGTACATTCTTTTCTTCGTCCTTCAAATGAGCATATTCAGGCTTATATTGAAGTTCTTGTGTAAATGAACTGTAGTCTACGTGGTGGTGGATTCTTTCAAACTTGTAAATCATTGTCGCATATTGTGGATAAGTTTCAACAAGCAACTGTGATTTTGGAATAGTTCCACCAATGTCCTTGGAATAGAATACTTCTGTATTACCACCCTTAACGGCCTGTGTGTGCATCTTGTCTGCCAACATACAGTTGAATTGAACCGTACACCAACCGTGACTTAGAACATCCAAAGACTGAATAGTATCTTCGTTATATCTACCACGCTGCATAATATATGGGCAGTTCAAATTCCACAAACCATAAGAATAGATACGGGTGTTAATGATTACAGGTGGGATATGTTCTCCACCGATAGCGAAACATTCATAATTCAAACCTGCCAAACCAATGTTCGTAAATCTGTCAACGTATCGTTCGCAACTTCTAAAGATTTCAGGACTATGAGAAATTACTCTGCGACCTCTCCAGTATCTTGTGAATTGGTCTGTGTTGTCATCCAAAATCCAACACCAGTTCTGCTTCAAAGTATTTTTAGCATAATCAGCTGCCCAGTTTCTTGCTGCACCAGGACCTGTTACTGGCTTACCATTTCTAGGGTCAATCTTTGAACCTAAATCAGGGTTAATGACATCGTATTTGTCCTTATAACTCATATCCATTTGTAGAATTGTGCAATAAGGACTTTCGTTTAATTTACATTTAACATAATTGTCATAGTCCCAGTCTTCTACAACAATGTAATGGTTTACTTGCATCTTTGTTAACTGATGTGAAATGTGGTTTTTAAATTCGCCACTTCTTCCACGGGATACAACAAAGATAGGATACTTTGGCTGTTCACCACCAAGCCATCTGATACGATGCTTTGTGTGTTCCTGCCATTTCTGTATCGGGTACCAACAGTCTTCAGGACTAATACCAAAACTTTGTTCAAAAATTTCTATTAACTGTTCAAGAGAATAGTCCTTCTTTTTGAAATACATTTGAATTTTAGTAAATGAATATTCCTTGAAGTTGAAAATGAACTCTGGCATATCTCGCCAGGAATCCCAATAATTCCAAGACTTAGCGTTGCGTGCTTTTAGATGTTTGTATTTGTTCTTAAATTTGAAATCTGGAAATCTTGCTTCTTCAGTGAAATTTGTCATTCGGTAGTCTTCAATTCTTTCGTGACACAAACCAATGTCATCAGATACCAAATTTCTTTTACGAGCATCAGCACAAATTCTCTTATATAATTTATCCAAATCTTCCTGACAACGGACTTGTGTACTGAATTTCCAGTAGCCATTATCTGTAACTTCTAACTTGGTATAATTCTTAACCATTACACCATCTTTGTTAAAGAAGCGATATTCTTCGTTTCCATATTTCAACATACTGATTTTGAAGCCAAATTCTTCGCAAAAATCTTTCAAAGTATCTGGCTTAATCTTCATTGTAGTCATATCTTCTTTAGTGAAATATGGCTTACATTTTAACAATTCCAATAAGTCTTTTTTATTTGATTGCATATAAATTAATCCCCAAAATCTTCGTAAATTTTATCCATTCTTATTTGATTATCTTTTACTTTATATATAAGCGTGCTTCCTTCGCTTACTAATTCGCTAGTTAAACAATACAAATTATCAAATTCAGTTTTCAATAGTTTCCCACCTTCATAATCCTTTCTAATTATTATGTTATCATAATTGAGTATCTTTACAGAAATTTTAACTTGATCTGGACACTGGTAATAACCAAATTCATTCCAGTCATTTTTCTTAAAATCAAATTTAGTCGCAATCCAACCGATGTTATAAAATGTCATCAGTAATTCACTTAAATTATGTTTTCTATCCATAAACTAAAATATAGAAAAAGACTTAAAAATACCAGGAAATTTTATTTTCCTGGTACTGTTAAATAATTTATTTGTAAAGATTAATCTACGCGGTATGCCCACCAACCATCAAGTTCAATTTCTTCACCGTCATAACGAGCCAAGTTATGAGCAACACCATCAGTATTTACACAGTCTTCGGCAAGTTGGTCCTGGTCAAAAGAAATAATACCACGTTCAACCAAATTGTCTAATTGTTCTTCACCCCAGTTATCTACAATGTAATCAATATAACTATTAATTTGTCCTAACTGATCTTCAATGATTTCATCGTCATCTGTTGAACCGTAGTTTTCTCTCTTTTCACGATTAGACATATCACTCAACATATTTTCCAAATCTTCTCTGACAACAGATTCAGCATCGTCTTCGTCAAGATATTGTGAGCGACCGCCCAAATTATCCCACTGGAAACCAGCTTTCATTACACCACCACAATCGTCAATCAAAGACTTAACATCTTCCTTGGCAGCTTCTTCGGCTTTATCGTAGTCATTGTAACATTCGTATTCTTCTCTACCAAATGCTACAGTTACAGCGTCACCATTGATACCAGTATCTTCAGTAACTTCAGCATCAGTAACTTCGTTACCAGTGTATTCGGCAAGTTCTGTAATCAAATTAGCAATTTCAGGTTCAAAATCAGCTAAAAATGCTTCATTATTTGCGTCTTCGTCTTCTTCAGGTTCATCGTCATCTACATCTTCTTCGGCTTCTCTCAAAATGCGATAGCCAAAAGATTTGACTACTTCCATAGCTTCGCCAAGAGCAGGTTCAATTTCTTCTACAAACTGATTTTTAACAATTTGGAACAAATCTCTGTCTTTAAAGCTACCAGCATTACCAAATTTAGCTTTAACAAATGCAAAACATTTCTGCAAAGTTGGTTCTCTACCGTGTGCGTCACAAAAATCCTTGTAGTCATTGACTAACATATTGATTTCGGACATTACGCCTTCGTTCATTTTCATAATATACTCCTTATAAATTGTTTGTTATAGTATTTATAAAAAATTACGATTAATTACTTTTTGCATAGTTCTTGTAATACACACCAAGTTCACAAATTTTGTCCAAAGTATTAGTTAGACTATTCAATCGTTCTTCAATTTTATCGTTCTTTTCTTTGAGAACTTTAACTGCTAATCGTTCTTCTTCCAAATTGTGCTTATGAATTTCCAAATCCTTATTTTTAGCTTCAATTTCATTTTTCTGCTGTGCGATAATTTCATTCAATTTACTGATTTCAGCCATACTATGTGAAGTAGTTACATTCTGTGTTAAAATAGTTTCGGACTGGTTCTTAATAAGTTCATTCTTTTCCGCTAATTCTTCTGCAGTTTTATTAGCTTGAACTTTGTATTCAATAATTGTTTCAGTATTTTCCTGAATGGTATTATTCTTCTTTTCTAGTTCTCCTTTAAGAGTAATAATATCAGTTTGCAATTTCTGTATATCTTCTTCATACTTTGTTTTGAGTTTTTCAAGTTCGTCTTTAGTTGTGCTATACCATTTTACGATTTCATCAAGTGCTTCGTCAACAAATTTTGCTTCATAAGCATCTATTTGAACTGTTTTTCCTGCAGGCCAAATTTTTCTTGTTACTTCAATTTTATTTAATTCTTCGTATTTCATTAAATCACCTCACTAAAAATCATTGGTTATATTTATAACCTTCTTAACCTGCTTTTGGAGTTTATTACACAATTCTTCTTTTTCTTTTGCAAGAGCTTTTTCTTGTTCAATAACTGTGTCTAATGATTTTAACAAAATTTTCATTTCAGGCTTTTTATAAAATTTTATAAGTTCATCATATCTGGTTTCTAATTCTGTAAGTTTAGCATCCAAATCTTCTACATTTTCAATAGGGACCCAACTCCAATTTACATCAGTAAAATCTTCAATTTCATTTAGGTGTGGTGGCAAACATATTTTTCTAATGAAACCAGCTGACAGTTGTAAAATCTCAAAATCAGATGCTGTATTAACTAAATTTTTACCATACTGTATGAGTTTAAATTTTGGATATTTTATCCATTCGTAACTGCCATAGTCATCAGCAAATCTGTACATATCACCATTATATTGTTTATTGATTTTTTCAATATACTTTCTGTAACTGTAATTTACTTTGTGTTTATTAAAAATTTCGTCTATTTTATCACAAAGTTCCCAATCAAATTTTATTACATCAATGCTCATTTAAAATCTTCCTGCATATTATCAAGTTTATTTTGTTCTCTATATTTCTTATAAAATTCTTCAAATTCTACAAATTTCTGTCTGCAAAATTCGTAGCTGTTATCGGCCATTCCAAATATAACGTGATAAACTAAACATTTATCTTCATTAATTCCACTTATATATCGCCATATATCCCAAGTTCCATTCTTTTGTCTAAATTCGTATATATCAGGACTGTCATTTTTTGTGCCATACTGGTATCTTTTTTTGGACTGCAAAACAATGGTATCTGTATAACTCCATACAGTCAAATCAAATTCTTTAGCTAATTTGTCTATATCCAATCTACAAATCATAAAAAATCCTCATTGAGTTTTATTATTTTGTATCTAATTAAATCTTGTTTAAGTGGTTTTTCAAATTTAGAAAAATCTAATTTCATCAGTTCACATAACTTTTTACCGGCATCGTATGAATTATGATAAACAGAACTATTACAATACAATATTAGATTTCCTTGATAAAGAACTGTATCTGCTATACATACACCACCCGATGTAGCCCACATTAAAGCTCCACTATGCCGTAATGAAGTTTTTATTAAATAACTTTCTGCGTAAGTTTTATCTTCTATAATGTAATCTTTGAATATTTCTAGTAATCGTTTGGATAAATTAATCATTCAAAATCCTTTGACATTTTCTTGAGCTTTCTGTCTATCATTC